CTGCATGTGCATCAATGGTCAGTTGATGTTGCTTGACCTGATTGAACACCTTGAAGTTGTACCGGGATTTGAACTGATTCAGTCCAACACGGACGGTCTTATTATTTGGATTCCTGACACAGATGAAGCCTTTGAAATGGTTGATGATATTTGTTGGGAATGGGAACAGCGTTGTTCCACAGATCAGTGTTCAATTCTTCTTGAACTGGATAACATCAGTGAAATTTATCAGAAGGATGTGAACAATTACCTTTGGGTTGGTATTGACGGTGGGGTTGAAAGAATCGGTGCTTATGTGAAGGAACTTTCAGCGGTTGACAACGATCTGCCAATTCTGAATAAAGCACTGGTTGACTACATGGTCAAGAAAACCCCGGTTGAACAGACCATCAATCAGTGTGATGACCTGATTATGTTTCAGAAGATTGTCAAATTATCAGACAAGTATGATTGGGTAGAACATGAACATTGCACCCCGCTTGTCAGTCATATAGGTAAGAGAACAATCAAGACGGTATATGAATACCCTGACAAGGACAAATACACATATAAGTCATACAGGGTGTTTGCATCTAACGATCAGAAGGACGGAAGATTGCTGAAACGTAAACAGGTGAAAGCAAAGGGTGAAAAATTTGGTAATACACCTGACCACTGTTTCATTTTCAATGATTCAGTTGTTGGGGTAAAAACACCGCCTGAACTTGATAGGCAGTGGTACATAGATTTAGCAAAGAAACGCTTGAAACAATTTGGTGTTGTAGCGTAACACCGGGAAGGAAGGTTTTCATGGATTTAGAAATTAGATATGAAAATGGTTCAATGACAGTTCATCTTGAAGAATTTCTTTCAGAACGCAGAATTGCAAAGGTCAGGAAACTGCTGAAAGTTATCAGAAGCAGTTTCACACCTGAATGTGAACAGCAGATGAAAGAATTTATTCAGGAACAGACTGAACAGTTTGAACAAGTTCAGAAGGAACACAGTATTTACATTGAAGGATACACGCAAAAGGTCAAGTATGCAGAACAGCAGATCAGGCAGACAAAGCACCGTATTTCACAGATTCAGACGGGTGTTAAAAACTCGCAGCTTCTCCGGGATTCATACAGGAAGAACACAAAAGTTTGGAAGGATCGCAATGCTGATGTAAAAAAGTACAGGGAACGCCTAAAAGAACCAAGGACAACTTTGAAGGAACAGAATGAAGAACTTAGGAACTTGAAAACACGGTTATGGAAAAGGCAAAAGGCTTTTGACTGCAATGTCAGAAACAAGGAATTTTATAAAAAAGTGATGCAAGAAATCACTTAAAGGATGGTGATAAAAAATGCCACTATACAAAGGTTATGTTGAAACCAAAGGCAAGGCAAGCATTGAAAAATTGAAAAACAGAACCACATGGAAAACCTATGATGAAGTGAAGAACCTGAATGGATTCGGCGGGGTTTTGGCTGATGACACCATCCTTATTGACATTGATGATTCTGACCAATCTGAAATTCTGATGAACATTGTGGAAGAACTGCAACTTGACTGTAAAGTCCTTTGTACCAGTAGGGGAAAACACTTTCTTTTCAAGAACCGCACTATTGCAAGGAACAGGACACACGTTCAGTTGGCTGTTGGTCTTACTGCTGATATAAAGGTCGGCAGTAAGTTATCCTATGAGGTCATCAAGATTGACGGTGAAGAAAGATTTTGTGAATGGGACATTGAAGAAGGTGGAAAGTATCAGGAAGTTCCCAAGTGGTTGTTCCCAGTCAAGGCAACCGCAGACTTTGTTGATATGGATGCCGGGGACGGAAGGAATCAAGCACTTTTCAATTATATCTTGACCCTGACTGCAAATGATTTCACGGTTGAAGAAACCCGTGAGTGCATCCGCATCCTGAACAAGTTTGTTCTGAAACAACCGCTGTCAGATGATGAACTGGAAGTGATCTTGCGTGATGATGCTTTTCAGAAACCTGTTTTTTTCCTTGGCAGCACATTCCTGTTTGACAAGTTTGCAGTGTTTATGAAGAACACGGCACACGTTATCAAAATCAACGGACAGTTACACATATACAAAGACGGTGTGTATTCCAATGGTTACAAGGAAATTGAATCAAACATGATTCAGCACATTCCAAACCTGAAAAAGATGCAACGCCGGGAAGTTCTTGACTACATGGAACTGATCGTTGATGAAAAAGAACAGTCAGATGCAAACCTGATTGCTTTCAACAATGGTGTATATGACCTTGTGACCGGGGAACTGAAACCATTCAGCACGGACATTGTTATTACTAACAAGATTCCTTGGGACTACAAGCCGGATGCCTATTCTGAACTGGCAGATAGTACACTGAACAAGTTAGCGTGTGGTGATGCAGCAATCAGGGCGTTGTTGGAAGAATGTATTGGTTACTGCTTTTACAGAAGAAATGAGTTAGGCAAGGCGTTCATCCTGACAGGTGACAAGTCAAACGGTAAAAGTACATTTTTGGATTGTGTCAAAGCAATCCTTGGTGATCGGAACATTTCAGCACTTGACCTGAAAGAACTGGGGGACAGGTTCAATACTTCAATGATGTTCGGTAAACTGGCAAACATTGGTGATGATATTGGTGATGATTTCCTTCAAGGTTCACAGGTCAGTGTGTTCAAGAAAATAGTAACAGGTAACCGCATCAAGGCAGAACGTAAAGGACAAGACCCGTTTGAGTTCAACCCGTTCATCAAACTGTTATTCAGTGCCAATGATATTCCCCGCATGAAGGACAAGACCGGGGCGGTACTTAGGCGTTTGGTTATTATTCCATTCAATGCCACGTTCAGCAAGGATGCACCTGATTATGACCCATTCATCAAATACAAACTGATTCAGCAAGAAAGCGTTGAATATTTCATTAGGCTTGGTGTGGAAGGTCTGAAAAGAATCATCATCAATGACGGATTCACCAAGTCAGACAAGGTTCAGAACCAGTTGACAGAGTATGAGGAAGAAAACAACCCTATCCTTGCATTTATCAATGACACCGGGGTTGACATGATCGAAAATGAACCAACCGCTGATGTGTATAAACGGTATCAGGTTTTTTGTGCAGACAATGCAATGCAGCCAATGTCAAACATTGTATTCAGTAAGCAGATCAATAAAAGGCTTGGGTTCAGAGTAATTCAGAAAAAAGTGAACAATAAAAATTGTAAGATATTTGTTTCATAGTAGAAAGGACGGTGATTGAAATGAATGAAGTTTTGTTCAGCAGCAATACAGATGACTGGGCTACACCGCAGGACTTATTTGATGCACTGGATGCAGAATTTCATTTCACATTAGACCCGTGTTCAAGTGAACAGAATCATAAGTGTGACAGGTATTTCACTAAAGAAGATAACGGGTTATTGCATGATTGGGGGGGGAATCTGTCTTTTGCAACCCACCCTATGGTAAAGAAATGTATAAATGGGTTGAAAAATGCTATTTTGAGGGACGGAAAGAACACACAACTGTTGTTCTGTTGATTCCGGCAAGAACAGACACCAAGTATTTTCACGATTTTATTATACACAGGACAGAAATTCGATTCATAAAAGGTCGGTTGAAATTTGGGAACAGTAAAAATGCAGCACCTTTTCCTTCAATGTTGGTGATATTCAGGGGTGCAAAAGTTTGATAAGAAAGGAAGGTATCAATTAGTGAAAGGTGGAAGAAATCAGGAAGGATATGCAGACCCAACGGCAACTATTGCCGTTGGTAGAGTAGCAAAGGAAGAACGTGAACAGATTGAATGTGAAGCAGCAGACAAACGTGCCTATGATCTGATTAAGGTTTTGAAATACATCATCAAAGGTGCTGGGTTTGAATTGACTGAACGTGTTCAGGTAAAAGATACCAAGACAGGAAGGGTTTACAGATGATTGAAAAAATAAAGAAATTCATCAGAATAATCACAATACTGCTGATGACCGCCCTTGTCATATTTCTAATATACACAGTATTCAAGTATGAATGGAAAAACATACTTTGTGTTGTAAGTGTCATTACGGTGTTTCTTATTATCTGTTGGGCGTTTGATTGGTGAAAGGGGTGAAGTCAAATGTATGATGAACAGGAAGATGCTGCACAGTTAGAATGGTGTCGGCAGTGGTCAGAAGAACATAAAAAGAAAATGACCCGGAAGATGCAGAAGAAGATCAGACGGGTTCAGCACTGGTGTAATTGTAAGTTGTATGTCAAGTATGCTTGGTATGAGTTCCGGGCAATGATGAAAGGATAAGGTGAATGATTATGGAAAATAAGATTTTGGAATTATTGGAACAGAAGGGCAGCGTATCAATGAATGATGATATTTTCCCATTGGTGGAAAAAGAATTTGAAGGTCAGGTGATTGGTGCAGAACTTTATGAACTTGCACACCAATACATATCACAGTTGTTGTATGGGGTGCATACTGCCGGGGTTGCCGTGATTGCTGTTCCTAAGTTTGTAGCGGGTCAGCAGTTTGGTCAGATGGTTGTTGCTGATGTGATTTATACAAAGGTGAATGATACACCGTATGATTTTATGCAGTAGTTGCGGTTGGTAACTGTTGGTAGCGGTTTACGGTAGCGGTTGAAAGTCTTTATTTATGCGGTTTGTAACGGTAGTAACGGTTAAATGTAATTTTCTTATTATTTTTATTATTAGTATTTTTTATGTATCTATAAAAAGTAAAAATATAGAGTATAAGAGTTTAACAGTTACCGTTACCAACCGTTACCGTCAGTATTTACAAGGCTTTCAAGACATTTTTTGTCAATTTTCAACCGTTACCCAACCGATACCAAGGAAAGGACAGGTGAAAGAATGAAAACATTATCCGCAAGGGAATATTTAGGACAGTTACAGGAACTTGATACTAATATCAATCAGGACTTAGAACGCCTTGATGATATGAAAACCAATGCTTGCAGTACCGGGGCAATAGATTATTCTGCTGAAAGAGTGCAGACAAGTCCGTCAGGTGACGGGTTATGCAAGGCAGTCACAAATTATGTTGCTTTCAATGATGAAATCAATGCAGAAATTGACCGCTTTTCAGATGCCAAGGAACAGATCATCAAGCAGATTAGAGGTCTACACAATGCAAGGTATTCACAGGTGTTGTTCAAGGTGTATGTGCAGTTTAAGAGTTTGAAGGTTGCATCAGGTGAAATGGGTATGTCATATCAGTATGTCAGGAATCTTCACAAAAAGGCACTTACAAGGTTTGAAGAAACTTATGATGATCTGCATTACTTAACTTAATGTATATTTACTGTCACATGAAACAACAAAAAGAGCGTTTTACGATAGATTTTGTTGTTTCAAGTATATTGTGTATTCTTGAATCTAATGATAGGATGTATCTTGACAAGATGGGAATTGTGAAGAAGCGGTTGTTTTTTCACAATTCTTTTTTGTTTATGCCGATATTTGCACCCTGAAATGTAATATTTCAGGGATTTTTTATTGCAAAAATACATGAAAGGGGTGTTGTTTGATGGCAAAAACGGCAAAATTAACTGAAAAACAGCAGCGTTTTGTTGAAGAATACCTGATTGACCTGAACGCAACACAAGCAGCCATTCGTGCGGGTTATTCGGCAAAAACAGCAGATCAGCAAGGTTCAAGGATGTTGGCAAATGTCAAGGTTCAACAGGCAATTAGTGTTGCAATGGCAGAACGCAGCAAAAGAACAGGAATCAATCAGGACAGGGTTGTTTTAGAACTTGCCCGCATTGCTTTTGTGAAGATGACAGACCTTGTTGATAGTCACGGAAGAATCAAAGACAATGCAACTGATGATGACCTTGCCTGTATCGAATCCGTGAAATATAAACAGTCTGAATCAGAAACCGGGTCAAGCGTTGAAAGGGAAGTGAAGATTTCACCAAAGCTGAAAGCACTTGAATTACTTGGTAAGCATTTGGGTATGTGGAATGACAAGATTGATGTGAATATCACACAGCCTATTGTTATCACTGGTGAAGATGCCCTTGAAGATTAGGCGGTGATCGTCTATGGTCAAGAACAGAATATCTTCACAATATGTTTTTGGGTATCAGAAGTTTATCCTGTACCCGGAAGATTACAAGGCTACAAAGTCCGGCAAGAAGAAAGTGCTGCTGCCTGAACTGGTTGGTAAGGGTTACGGTACTTTTTGGCGTTGGAAAGGTAGATATAGGGTATGCAAGGGCAGCCGTGCATCCAAGAAATCAAAAACAACTGCCCTTTGGTACATCACCAATATGATGAAGTACCCACAAGCAAATACCCTTGTGGTCAGAAAGACTTTCAGAACCCTGAAAGATTCCTGTTTCACAGAATTGAAGTGGGCGATTCACCGCCTTGGCGTTGATGCCTTTTGGGAAATCAAAGAATCACCACTTGAAATGACCTACAAACCGACAGGTCAAAAGATTTATTTCAGGGGACTGGATGACCCCCTGAAAGTAACATCAATAACCGTTGATATTGGTTGCTTGTGTTGGATGTGGATTGAAGAAGCGTATGAAATTAGCAGTGAAGATGATTTCAATATGCTTGATGAATCAATCCGTGGTGCTGTTCCTGACGGTTCAGGACTGTTCAAGCAAATAACCCTTACACTGAACCCGTGGAATGAACACCACTGGATAAAGAAGCGGTTTTTTGATAACACGGATGATGAAACCCTTGCAATGACCACCAATTACAAGTGCAATGAATGGTTGGATAAGGCAGACTTGAAAGTCTTTGAAACCATGAAGAAGCAGAACCCAAGGCGTTACAAAGTGGCGGGTCTTGGTGATTGGGGTATTGTAGACGGTCTTGTCTATGAAAATTGGGAAGAAAAGGCGTTCAGTGTTGATGAAGTCAAGAAGATTGCCGGGGTCAAGTCTGTATTCGGTCTTGACTTTGGTTATACAAATGACCCATCAGCACTGTTTTGTGGTCTGATAGATCAGTCAAGCAAGACCATTTGGGTCTTTGATGAAATGTATCAGCCGGGTATGAGTAATGAAGCCATTGCCGAACAGGTTCAGCGGATGGGATATGTGAAAGAGAAGATCACAGCCGATTCAGCAGAACCAAAGAGCATTGACCGCTTGCGTGAACTGGGTCTGAAAGGAATCAGGAAAGCAAGGAAGGGCAAGGACAGCATCAACAACGGCATTGACTTCATACAGGACTATCATATTATCATTCATCCCCGTTGCGTGAATTTCATCACAGAGATCAGCAACTATCAGTGGGATAAGGATGCCAAGACGGGCAAGAAACTGAACCGCCCTATTGATGACTTCAACCACCTGATGGATGCAATGCGTTATGCGATTGAACAGATGGCAAAAGGTGATGCCTTTAGTTTTGATTAAGCAATTACCGGGTAGAATACACGGTGTCAGCAGCCGTTTCTTTTTGGACGGTAGGAAAAGGCTGTCAAATGCTTACTCCGGGGCGGTTGCAATCGGTGACCGCCTATGACACCTGTATAACTACTTTTGAGATATTAGAAACAAATTAGTAACACATACCCTTGGAAACATAGTGTTTTCAGGGGTTTTGATTTTATTATGCAAATGAAAGGGGTGATTGAACAGTGTTCAGTTCCTTTGTGGATGCAATCACTTTGAAACTAAGTAATTTCATACTGGAAGGGGCAAAATCCCACATGACTGACTTGGAATTTCTTGAAAAAGAAATCCTTGCTTGGAAATGTTCACCCCGTAGGATGATGCAGATTAAGGGATTTCTGTATTATGACGGTGACCATGATGTGATTCACCGCAAACGTACAATGATAGGTGAGGACGGCAAACTTGAAGTTGTTGAGAACTTACCAAACAACCGCATTGTTGATAACCAGTATGCAAAAATGGTGAATCAGAAAGCCAATTACCTGTTCGGCAAGCCGTTCACATTAAATGGTGACAATGAACAGTACGTTGAACTGCTGAAAAAGGTATTTGACAAGAAGTTCATGCGAACATTAAAGAGTGCGGGCAAAGCTGCATACAATGGCGGTATTGCTTGGTTATATCCTTACTACAATGACCGGGGTGAATTTGCTTTCAGGCTTTTCCCCGCTTATGAGATTTTGCCGTTTTGGAAAGATTCTGAACATACTGAACTGGATTTCTTCATCAGACTGTATGTGTCAGTTGCCTATGACGGAACACAACGGAAGTACATTGAAAAGGTTGAATTGTATGATCTGACGGGTGTTCACCTGTTCATACTGGACGGTTCAAAACTGATACCTGATGTTGTGAACAATGACACCGCTGATTTCCCGCACGTTACAATGACGGATGCAGCCGGAAACGTGCAAATGTTCAACTGGCAGCGTGTTCCCCTGATTCCATTGAAAGCCAATGAACAGGAAACACCGCTGATTAAAAGGGTCAAGTCCTTACAGGACGGTATCAATGTGATGCTGTCAGACTTTGAAAACAATATGCAAGAGGATGCAAGGAACACTATTTTGGTGTTGAAGAACTATGACGGTACTAATTTGGGTGAGTTCAGAAAGAACCTTGCAACCTATGGTGCAGTAAAAGTCAGATATGACGGTGACACCAAAGGCGGGGTTGAAACCCTTGAAATCACGGTCAATGCAGACAACTACAAGATTATTGTGGAAATCTTCAAGAAAGCACTGATTGAAAATGCAATGGGTTATGATGCCAAGGATGACAGACTTTCCGGCAATCCTAATCAGATGAACATTCAGTCAATGTATTCAGACATTGATACAGATGCCAATGATACAGAATCAGAAGCACAGGCAACAATGGATGATATTCTTTGGTTTGTCAACTGTCACCTTGCCAATTCAGGACAGGGTGACTTTGAAGGTCAGGAAAATGACATTGATGTGATATTCAACCGTGATATGCTGATGAATGAATCAGAAATCATTGACAACTGCACCAAGTCACAGGGTCTTATTTCTGATGAAACAATCATTGCTAATCATCCTTGGGTGGATGACCCACAGGCAGAAATGGAACGCCTGAAAAAGCAGAAGGAAGAAGCACAGAAAGAAATGCTTGCACAGTATGACCCGTTTGGTACACAGCAACAGGGTGACGGTGCAGATGATGACCCTGACAATAAAGGTGACCCGGCAAAGGGAAGTCAGGGCGGTGATGAATGATGAAAAGTTCAGAATACTGGCAGAAGCGTTTTGAACTGCTTGAACAGGCAGCACACCAACAGGGGGTTCAGTGTTATGCAGATATTGAAAAACAGTACCGACAGGCACAGAAAACCCTTGAAGGTCAGATTGCTGCATGGTATCAGCGTTTTGCAGATAACAACGGGGTAACCCTTGCAGATGCAAAGCGTATGTTGACGGCAAAGGAACTTGCTGAACTGAAATGGGACATTCAGGACTATATCAGGTACGGTGAAGAAAATGCAATCAACGGTACTTGGGTAAAACAACTTGAAAACGCATCTGCAAGATTCCATATCAGCAGACTGGAAGCCTTGAAGTTACAGACCCAACAGAGCATTGAAGTCATGTTTGGAAATCAGCTTGATTCCATTGACAGCACAATGCGGGATGTTTATAAGTCAGGCTATTATCACACAGCCTATGAGATTCAGAAGGGTGTGGGTGTTGGTTGGGACTTTTCCACACTGGATGATAAGCAGATTAGCAAGGTCATCAATAAACCTTGGGCGGTTGACGGTAAGAATTTCAGTGAAAGGATATGGGGCAACCGTCAGAAGTTGGTCAATGAACTGAATCAGACATTGACACAGAACATCATACTGGGGAAAGACCCACAGAAAGCCATTGATGAACTTGCACGGAAGATGAACACTTCCAAGGTCAACGCCGGGCGGTTGGTTATGACAGAAGAAGCCTTTTTCAGTTCCGTAGCACAAAAGGATTGTTTTGATAAACTGGATGTTGAACAGTTTGAAATAGTGGCAACACTGGATTCCCACACTTCGGATATATGCCGGGGGATGGATGGCAAGCATTTCCCTATGTCTGAATGGAAGGTTGGTGTTACTGCACCGCCGTTTCATGTTCATTGCAGAAGTACCACAGTACCATATTTTGATGATGAATTTGATGCTGTTGGTGAACGTGCTGCACGGGATGAAGAAATTGGCAAGACCTACTTTGTACCGGGTAACATGACCTATAAGGAATGGGACAAGGCTTTTGTTCAGGGTGACAAGTCAGGTTTGCAAGAAGCATCATCTGATGATACAATTAAGGCAAAGGAAGAAGTCAAACAGGTTGCGGAAGAATTAAAGATTGACAATTTCCCGGATGCTTTCAAGGCAAAAGGTGAATTGAAAAATACACAGGCACTTGTAGACTATATAAACGGGTTGGAAGGTGCAAATGCAAATGTGGTTGCCCTGTATAATAGCATGGCAAAATTGGAAACCATAGAAAACAATGGTATTCCGTTCAAAATATCACACGGTAAAAATCATGCTGTTTCAACTTCAACATATACATTGACCGGGAATTTGGCTGATGTAAAATTGACTATTCCAAAATTACAAGGTGAAAATCTTGCCGGACAGGTAAACACCACATTGCATGAAGAAATGCACCTGATGGATTTGTACGGTAGAAAAGACCCGTCAAAAAGTGGCAATTGGTTCAGCACAAGCAGAACAGCACTGATGGATGTATTCAAAAGTACATCAGATTCAATCAGTGATGAAGTTGCAGACCTATTTGCTGAACATAAAAAAGAGTACAGAAAGGTTCTGGATGAAGTAAATGCAAAATATCAGAATTTGATTTCTGAACTGAATAATTCAGTGATGGATAAAACCTTCCAAGGTTCACTTGCTGATTATAAGAAACAGTACAATAAACTGGTATCAGCCATGAATGATGAACGTGATTATATGGCAAGAAACATCATGGGCGGTGGAATAGGAAATCTTGAAGATATTTATGATGCACTGTCAGGTGGTGTATTCAGAGATAAAGGAACAGTCATGTATGGTCATGGGTCATCTTATTACAGAAGCCAAGAAAGCCGGGTGCATGAAACAATAGCAAATTACGCAGCATTGAGCATAACAAGACCTGATTTGATTGAACTACTGAAAGCAGATAAGCCGGATTTGGTTGCAGAATTGGATGCGACTATTGTTGAACTTTTGAAGAAAGTGGGTGATGGATGATGAAAAATGAATTGATTGAAAAAAGCATAAAAGTCAGACAGTTGTTTTCAGAAGTCGATTTCCCACCTACAATGATACAATTTTTTGATTTAGACAGTGATGAACTACTGGATGAAAAGATTAGAGTGTTGACAGCGTTAAAAGATGGAAAGCAGATTGCAGATATTCCAAACTTTTATGCTATTTTGGAATTATACCCCAAAGACGGGGAACATTGGGACTAAAAAGCACGGTCAAATAGCCGTGCTTTTTTCATACCTTAACAAGTTATCAATAGACCTGTAATAATTGCTATATGGCAGTTATATGAGGTCAGAAAGGGGGATAAAAGGCACATGAAAACATACACAATGAGAAAGGCATGGTGATCCTGATTATCTCCCGGCTACTGGGTCAAGTAGCACATAGAAAAGGCATCCGGCAGCGGGTGTCTTTTTTCTTGCGGGTTGTCAAGCGTAAACCGAACAAAACCAATCAATCATGTGGGAGTAACCCCGTATAAAAACGTATTTGAAAGGATGGTATAGAAATGACAAGAAAACAGTTAGAGGATTTAGGACTTACCAAGGAACAGGCTGATTCAGTAATGAAAATCAATGGTGATGACATTGAAAACGCAAAGGGTACTGGTGCAACAGAGATTAAGAACTTGCAGACAGAGGTTGACGGACTGAAAACACAGGTCGGTGACCGTGACAAGCAGTTAGAAACCCTGAAAGCATCAGCCGGGGACAATGCAGACCTGAAAAAGCAGATTGAGGACTTGCAGACAGAGAACGCCACAGCCAAGGCAAACCATGAATCCGAACTGAACCAGTTGAAAATTGATTTTGCGGTTGAAAAGGCACTGACAGGTGCAAAGGCAAAGAACATCAAGGCGGTCAAGGCTTTACTTGAACTGGATGATGCCAAACTTGACAAGGACGGAAACGTCAAGGGACTGGCTGAACAGATTGAGAAGCTGACAAGCGGTGATGACACCAAGTTCCTGTTTGAAGCACAGAAGCAGACCAAACAGCAGCAGAATTTCAAAGGTTTTCAGCCGGGAGCATCAGGGGAACAGAAACCGGGTGAGGGTGAAAAGGTCGATTTCTCAAAAATGAGTTATGACGAACTTACCGCTTACATGGAAGCAAACCCGGATGCACAGATTTAATTTGATGAAAGGAAGGTAATTGAAACATGGCAAAATTTGATGCTAAAAGTTTTAACGAAAAGGCGTTTGGTAAGTACATGAGTGCAATTCCGAACGTGAAACTGAACAAGTTACGTGAATCCCGTGCAATCGTTGGTGATGCACGACTTCGTGACACGTTTGTGAACAACTCACAGACTGGCACTGTTTATGCAGTGTTACCGTTCTTTGGTCTGCTTTCCGGCACACCACAGAACTATGACGGTGTTGACAATGTTACACCGGGTAAGACTGACACCTTTGAACAGGGTGTTTTCACTTACGGTAGAATGAACGGTTGGACAGAAGCGGATTTCAGTTATGATGTAACAGGTGGTACTGACTTCATGGCAAACGTAAGAAGTCAGATCAATAACTACTGGAACAGTGTAGATCAGGATGTTATCCTTGCAATCTTGAAGGGTGTGTTTGGAATGAAAGACACTGGAACGGGTGACATCAAGAAGTCCAATGCAGCGTTTGTTGAAGCACATACTTATGATATTGCACAGGCGGGTGCTGAACACACTGATGACACTATGAAGATGGATGCAACAACCCTGAACAGTGCCATTCAGAAGGCTTGCGGTGACAACAAGCAGAAGTTCAAGTTAGTTTACTGTCACAGTGCGGTTGCTACTAATCTTGAAAATCTGAAACTGCTTGCATACTTAAAGTACACAGATGCACAGGGAATTGAACGTGATCTTGAAATGGGTACTTGGAATGGCAGATTGGTCATCATTGATGATTCTTTACCTACTAAGGTTGTTGAAGCTGTTGCAGAGGACACAGGAAAAGGTATCAAGGCACAGGATGCTTATACAGAGTACACAACTTATATCCTTGGTGAAGGTGCTATTGGATTTGAAGATGTAGGTGCAAAAGTGCCTTATGAAATGGTGCGTGATGCTAAGACAAGGGGCGGTGAGGACACACTTATTTCCCGTAAACGTCACGCTGTTTCTGTTTCAGGTGTTTCTTATCTCAAGGCAGATCAGAAAACCAATTCACCAACTAACACAGAGTTAGGGAACGGCAAGAACTGGTCACTGGTTGCATCTGATACCAAGACCATTGAACACAAGGCAGTTCCGATTGCCCGTATTATTTCTCGTGGTTAATTTCTGATCGGAAAGGGTGGTTGCAATGTTTGATACTGATACAGTAAAAGAACGGTTGAAATCACTTGGTTATAAGGTCAAGGCAGATGAAGAATTTGCCTTGACCTTTTGTGTTGAGAAAGTACGCAGCACAATCAAGAATGAAATCAACTGGTCTGATGTGCCGGAAGGACTGGAACACATTGCTGTTGATATGGCAGTGGGTGAATTTCTTCTTTCCAAGAAAACCTTTGCACCTGATGACCTTACCGGGTTTGATTTAGATTATGCTGTCAAGCAGATTCAGACAGGGGACACCAACACAGTATTTGCAACTGGTGAAGGTTCAATGACCCCTGAACAAAGACTGACTTCTTTCATCAATTACCTTTTATCCTATGGAAAGGCTGAATTTAATTCATTTAGGCGTATCAGATGGTAAAACAGATTCAGGCAGCACAAAAGGCTGCAAGGAAAGCCATTGAAGCAACCTATTTTGGTACTTTGACGGTGACAGAACTGCAAAAGGTAAAAAATGAGAAGTCAAAACTTATGGAAGAATCAGAGGTTGTAGTCTTACAAGACCAACCGTGCAGATTATCTTTTGAAAAACTGCAAACAGCAATTCAGTCAGAATCAGCAGCAACGATCACGCAAAGCACAAAGTTGTTTGTTTCCCCGGATGTAACCATCAAGGCGGGGTCAAAACTGACAGTAACACAGGACAATGTGACCACGGACTACACCCGCAGCGGTGTCCCTTCCACATATCCAACGCATCAGGAAATCACACTTGAACTGTTCAAGGAATATGCGTAAATGGGTAGAATGGGAAGATTTGACTGCAAAGGTCTGAAAGACTTTCAGCAGCAGTTGGGAAAGTTGCAAAATCCTGATGACTTTGTGGAATCGTGTGCAAAAGAACTTGCTGCCCGGTTGCTTCGCATGGTGGTCAAAATAACACCTGTCGGACAGTACCCGGCAAGTTCAGGAAAAAAGGGCGGTACATTAAGGCGTGGTTGGACTGGTGAAAAACGTGCATCAGCACAAGGGTATGCAGACAGCCTGACGGTGAATCATTTTGGTGACACCTATGTCATTGAAATTGTGAACCCGGTTGAATACGCATCTTATGTTGAGTACGGACACAGGACAGCCAATCATTCAGGATGGGTCAAGGGTCAGTTTATGATGACCATATCTGAACAGGAATTACAGAGAATTGCCCCAAAGGTGCTTGAAAACAAAATCAAGAAATATTTAGGGGGACTTGGTAAATGATAAATTCAATAGTTGAAGCAATCAGTTGTTCCCTGAACAAAGAATTTGGGGATGATTATGAAATCCACAATGAAGAAATCAAGCAAGGTTTGAAAGAGCCTTGTTTTTTTATTGCTTGCTTGAACCCAAACAACAACCTTTTCCTTGGCAAACGGTATGAACGTACCAATCAGTTCTGCATCCAGTATTTCCCACAGTCTGCAAAGAAGCAGCGGGAATGTGCTGATGTGGCTGAAAGAATGTATGACTGTTTGGAGTATATCACAACAGACGGTGATACCAAGCCAATCAGAGGTTCAAAAATGAATCATCAGGTGGTTGACGGTGTTCTGAATTTTTTTGTCAATTATGACTTTTTCACGGTCAAGACGGAAGAACAGACACCAATGGAAACTATGACGGCAAGCACGGATGTGAAGGAAGGTGGTTGATTATGGCAGCAAAAAAGACAGCAACGGGAACTGCTACAAGGTCTGAACAGACTGAACCAATGTTCAGCAAGGAACAGATTCTTGCATCTGCCCGTTTTGCAAACAGAAGGGACTTGGTGGATGCCCTTCTTGATGAAGATAAAAGTTACACCATGAAAACTGTTGACAATTTAGTTGAAAAATACATGAAAGGACAGGTGAAATAGTATGGCTTTAGGTGGTGGTACATTTACCTCACAGAACAAAGAACTGCCCGGTGCTTATATCAACTTTGTATCGGCTGCATCCGCATCCGCTGCATTGTCTGATAGAGGTATCGCAACAATGCCCCTTGAACTTGACTGGGGTGTTGAAGGGGAAGTTTTTGAAGTGACCAATGAAGATTTTCAGAAGAACAGCCTGAAACTTTTTGGTTATGCCTTTGACAGTCCTAAGATGCTTGGTCTTAATGATCTGTTCATGGGTGCAAAGACCTTATACGCATACCGTCTGAACGGCGGTGGTGATAAGGCAGCGAACACATACGCAACTGCAAAGTATTGTGGTGTTCGTGGTAACGATTTGAAGATCGTGATTCAGAAAAATGCAGATGATGCAAGCAAGTATGATGTTACAACCTACTTCGGTACGGTCAAGGTTGACACACAGACAGTTGCCAAGGCTGCTGATCTTGTGGCAAACGATTATGTGACATTCAAGGCTGCTGATCTTGCTGTTACTGCCGGAACACCTTTAACTGGTGGTACAAATGGCACGGTTGACGGCACTGCACATCAGGCTTACTTGGATAAAATCGAATCATACACCTACAACACTATGGGCGTTGTGGTTACTGATGATGTTACCAAGAAGTTATATGTGGCTTTCAACAAGCGTTTGCGTGATGAACTTGGTATCAAGTTCCAGTTGGTTGTTTACAACCTGTCTGCTGATTATATGGGCGTTATCAGTGTGAAGAACAAGGTAACAGATACAGGATGGTCAGAAGCAGCACTTGTGTACTGGGTAACTGGTGCAGAAAGCGGTTGTGCGGTCAATAAGTCTTGTCAGAACAAGAAATATGACGGCGGTTTCACCGTTGATACCAATTACACACAGAATGAGTTAAAAGCAGCAATCAAGGCGGGTGAGTTCACTTTTCATAAGGTCAACGGCGTTGTCCGTGTGCTTGAAGATATTAACTCTATGGTGACCACTTCGGACACTTGCGGGGATGTATTCAAGGACAATCAGACGATCAGAGTTATTGACCAGTTAGGAAATGATGATGCAGTTCTTTTCAACACTAAGTATCTTGGTGTTGTTCCAAACAATGCATCAGGCAGAACTTCCCTTTGGTCTGACTTGGTGAAAATCCGTACACAGTTACAGGAACTTGGTGCTATTGAAGGGTTCACTGATTCTGATGTTACGGTTGCACAGGGCGATTCCAAAAAGGCGGTTGTGATTACATCAGCAATCACCGTTGTGAACGCTATGGGTAAACTCTATGAAACAGTTACGGTTGCGTAAGAAAGGGGTGAAATAAAATGCCGAATGTAACAATGAAAGCAAGGGACACTATTGCAGCAAAACTTGCTGAATGTTTTATCACAATCGGAAGTAGAAGATACAACTTCATGCAGATGATTGATATGGAAGCAAAGGTTGAGAAAACCAAGACTACTGTTCCCCGCCTTGGTGCAATCATGGCGGGTCATAAGTCATGTGGTATGGAAGGTACTTTTTCCGGCACGGCACACTATAACCAGTCAGTTCTTCGTCAGGCATTGCTTGACTATAAGAACACTGGTGAGGATGTGTATTTTGAAATGCAGATCACCAATGATGACCCAACCAGTGATGCGGGCAGACAGACGATCATTTTCTATGACTGCAACACTGACGGCGGTGTGTTAGCAAAATTTGATGCTGACGGGGAATACCTTGATGAAGAGATTGAAGGAACATTTGAGGACTTCTCAATGCCTGAATCTTTTGCAAACCTCACGGGTTTTCTTACTAACTAAGTAACAGAACCCCTTGTGTGGCTTTTATATAAGGTCATATAAGGGGTTTTTTCTATTCTTTGATAAACAGAAGGGAGAACAACAAAATGTCAAAATTTAGTGCATTTATGAAAGCGAATAAAAAGGTAAAGGAAAATGAAAAGTTTGCACCTACTGCTTCACTTCTTGGTTCAGACGGAACACCTGTTAGATGGGAGTTCAGACATATCAGTTCCAAGGAGAATGAAGAACTTCGTGATGCAAACACCATTGAAGTTCAGGTGACAGGCAAGCCGAACTTATTCAGACCAAAACTGATTACTTCAAAGTACCTTATGGCAATGATCGTGAAGTCAACGGTGTTTCCTGACCTTTACGATAAAGAGTTACAGGACAGTTACGGTGTGATGACCCCGGAAGATTTAGTCTATGCAATGGTTGATGATGCCGGGGAAATGCAGGACTTCCAGTTATGGATGCAGAAGTTTCAGGGATTTACCAAGTCACTTGATGAAAAGGTTGATGAAGCAAAAAACTAATTGAAGAAGGGGACGGTGAAGCAAATTATGCTTACTATGCCCTTCTAAAACTTCACATTCTTCCATCAGTGTTCTTGGCTATGGATGAACAGGAAAAAGCCTTTGTGATTGCTTCAATCAAGTTGAAAGCAGAGCATGACAAGAAGGAAAAGAAAAAGGCAGAAGCAAGGGCAAAGAAAAAACACTAAGAAAGGACGGTGAAACAGGTGTCATCTATTCAGACAGGTATTGAACTTAATGACCAATTCAGCGGAGTGTTGAACAACATCATCAGTTCAGTGAACCTTGCCGTGTCTGCAATGTATGATATGCAGCAGTCAATGAACGCTGATATTGATACAAGCAGTATTGAAGGTGCAAGGGATGAAATCAATCAGGCAACCGCTGCCATTGAAGCAATGAATCAGGCAGCAAGCCGACAGACCGCACCTGATATTGCACCGCCTGTTGTGGATGGTGGAAATCAAGAACCGATTCCTGTACCTGTTGACCCGGTACTTCCTGACCCTTTGGTTGAAAATCCTGAACCAATCAGACCTGAAATTCAGCCAAACGCACCGCCTGACCCTGTCAACGTACCTATTCAGTGGGAAACTGACGGGATGGATGTGTTCACAGGAACAGGTGTTGAACGATTTCAGCAAGAAGTTCAGAGTGCAAACGATATGTTGAACACACTGAACACCACACAGGCAAGGATTTCACAGACCGCACAGGGAATGGATATACTGCCGGATGCAGCAGTTCAGGATATGAACACTATGCAACAGCGGTTATCTGCAATTCAGCAGCGGATTCAGCAGATTGAGAACAACCCGGTAAATGTTGGGGCAGACAATGCAAATGCAGAACTGGAACAGTTGCGTATGCAGTTGAATCAGGCTATTCAGGAACAAAATTCACTGAATCAGGCAATGCAGAATATGGATGTTTCTGCTGCCAATGATGCCTATTTGCGTTTGTCACAGACGGTTGGCAACACAGAAAGGTATATCCGTGACAATGTGGATGAACAGGGGCGTTTCAATCAGGAAGTTTCAGCCGGAACACAACAGGCAAATGAACTGACCAATACCATCAAGCGGGCGGTTGCAGCCTATATCAGTATTCAGTCAGTTGGGAAAGCACTGAACATTTCAGATGAACTTGTTCAGACAACATCCCGTTTGAACATGATGAATGACGGGGTTCAGACAACCGCTGAACTTGTCAACATGGTATATGCAGCAGCACAGGATGCAAGGGGTTCATTCAGTCAGATGGCTGATGTTGTTGCCCGTTTTGGTAACAACGCAAAGGATGCGTTCAGCAGTTCGGAAGAAGTTGTTGCTTTTGCTGATCTGATTCAAAAACAGATGACGATTGCCGGGGCAAGCACCCAAGAAGCAGCAAACGCAGAATTGCAGTTATCACAGGCACTTGGTTCAGGTGTCCTTCGTGGTGATGAATTGAACAGTATCTTTGAACAAGCACCTAACCTGATTCAGAACATTGCGGACTATCTTGATGTTCCAATCGGTAAGATCAGAGAAATGGCAGCGGATGGGGAGCTTTCCGCTGATGTAGTCAAGGCAGCAATCTTTTCTGCTGCTGATGACATTAACAGCAAATTCAATGAAATGCCTATGACTTGGGGGCAGATATGGCAGTCAATGCAAAACACCGCACTGATTGCATTTCAGCCTGTTCTTCAAAGACTGAACGATTTAGCCAATAGTGAAGCATTTCAGACTTTCATTCAGGGTGCTATTGAAGCAATGGCAACCCTTGCGAATATCCTTCTGAATATTTTTGAACTGGTCGGAACTGTCGGCGGGTTCATTGCGGATAATTGGTCTGTTATCAGTCCAATCATTTACGGTGTCATTGCTGCACTGGCTGTATATGCAGCATACCTTGGCATTGTGAAGGGAATAGAAATTGCATCCGCAGCTGCAACAGCAATTCATTCAGTGGCAATGTCTGCAAAAATCGGTGTTATGGCAGCACTTACAGGTCAGACAATGGCTGCAACTGCTGCACAGATGGGTTATAACGGTGCATTGTATGCGTGTCCTGTCGTTTGGATTATCGTGCTGATTATTGCATTGATTGCGGTAATTATGGCGGTATGTTCAGCAATAGCAAAAATGACAGGTATTGCAAATTCAGGCTTCGGTGTGATTACTGGTGGTGTGAACGTGGTGATTCAGTTCTTCAAAAACTTGGGTCTTACCGTGGCAAACATTGCCTTGGGTATTGGAAACGCTATTGCAGCACTTGCATCTAATATGATGACAGCATTTCACAATGCGATCTGTTCTATTCAGTCATGGTTCTATAACCTGTTAAGCACGGCACTTTCAGTCATTGAAGGTATTTGTGCAGCACTGAATAAGTTACCGTTTGTTGAATTTGACTATTCCGGCATTTCATCCGCAGCGGATGACTATGCAGCCAAAGCAAGTGAAGCAGCCGGGAACAAAGAAGATTACCAGTCAATCAGTGATGCGTTCAATGAAGGTTTCACAACCTTTGATGCGTTTCAGGATGGTTGGGCATCAGATGCGTTCAATGCGGGTGCAGCATGGGGTGACGGTGTTGCTGATAAGGTTTCAAACTTTAGTCTGTCGGATGTATTTGGTCAGACAGATATTCCTAATGTGGGTGATTACACATCAGGGTTCAGTGATGCAATAGCAAATTCAGGTGTGGGTGACGGCATTGGAAACATTGACGATAACACAGGCAAGATCAAGGATTCTTTGGATATTACAGAAGAAGATTTGAAGTATTTGCGTGATATTGCAGAACAAGAAGCAATTAACAGATTCACAACCGCTGAAATCAATGTTGATATGTCAGGTATGCAGAACACCGTGAACAGCGGTGATGACATTGACGGTTTTATGACCAAACTGACAGATTCAGTCAATGAAGCGGTAGACAATATGACGGAAGGGGTGCATGAATAAATGGCAAGAAGCGGATATGATATGTATTTTGACAAATGCCTTTTTCCTGTCACCCCTGAAAAAATCAGCATCAAAATCAATGGTAATAACAAAACGGTCAACCTGATAAATGAAGGTGAAATCAATATCCTGAAAAAAGCCGGGTTGACCGACATTGAGTTTGAAGCAGAAATCCCGCAAGTAAAACATCCTTATGCGGTGTATAAGAATGGTTTCAAAGAAGCGGGGTATTTCTTTGATATTTTTGAAGGGTTGAAAACAGGCAAAAAGACATTCCAGTTCATTGTGTGCAGAAGAACCCCGGTGGGGAAAAAACTGCTGAACACGAACATGAAGGTATCTTTGGAAGATTACAAAATTTCAGAGGATGCCAAGAACGGGTTTGACTTCAAGGTCAAGTTCAATCTGAAACAGTACCGGGACTATGGAACAAAGACAGTCAACATCAAAATTGCTGCATCCAAGCCAAAGGCAAGTGCAGAGCCTAAGCGGGAAACCAACAATTCACCCGCCCCGGCAGCAGCACAGACCTATACGGTTGTGCGTGGTGATTGTTTGTGGAACATTGCAAAACGGTTTTACGGCAGCGGTGCAAAATACACCGTGATCTACAACGCAAACAGGGGTGTCATTGGTGGCAACCCTAACTTAATTTATCCGGGACAGGTTTTGACCATTCCGGCAGCATAAGAAAGGGGTGTTGTTCAATGTACGTTGAACTACTGGTTGGGAATGAATCAGGAACAAAAGTATATCAGCCTGTTGTTCAGGAAGGTATTGAATGGTCAACAGAAAGAAAAAACACCCCCGGCAAACTGGTTTTCAAAGTCCTGTATGACAACATTCTTGATTTTTCAGAAGGTAGTCCAGTCAGGATGAAGGTGGACGGTGACAATGTATTCTTTGGTTTTGTGTTCAAGCAGCAGAGAACCAAGGACAAAATCATTACTGTCACCGCCTACGATCAGTTGAGGTACTTAAAAAATAAAGATACCAAGGTCTATGAAGGAAAGACGGCAAACCAATTTGTGAAAATGATTGCAGATGATTATGCCCTGAACCTTGGCACACTGGATGATACCGGGTATGTCATTGAATCAAGGGTTGAAGAAAATACTTCACTGTTTGAAATGATAGCAAATGCCCTTGACCTGACACTGACCAATACCGGGGAAATGTATGTGTTATATGATGACTTTGGGAAACTTACCCTGAAAAGCCTGTCATCTATGTATGTGGGTGTTCCGGGGGCGTACCTGATGATTGATGAAGAAACCGGGCAAAACTTTGACTATACTTCATCTATTGATGAAAACACATATAACAAAATTAAACTGACCTATGATAACAAGGACACAGGAAAGCGTGATGTTTACATCACACAGGATTCTTCCAACATTAACAAGTGGGGTATCTTACAGTATTTTGACACCTTGCAGAAAGGTGAAAACGGTCAGGCAAAAGCAGATGCCCTTTTGAAACTGTATAACAAAAAGACCCGTAACCTGAAAATTACCAACGCTTTAGGTGACAACAGAGTACGGGCGGGTTCAATGGTTGTCATCAACCTTGACCTTGGTGATGTAAAACTGAAAAACTGGATGCTTGTTGAAAAATGCAAGCATACCTACAAGGAAGGTGAACATTGGATGGATTTGACACTTAGAGGGGGTGAATTTGTTGCCTGATGCAAATGAACTTGTTGATACCCTGAAAAGGGCAGCCGTTGGAGCGGTTGAAGCGGGTAAACCCGTAAATGTATATTTTGGTGAAGTTGTGAGTGCTTCACCGCTGAAAATCAATGTTGAACAGAAGATGATACTGGGTGAAAAACAGTTGATTCTTTCAAGAAATGTGACAGATTTCAGCACAATGGTAACAGTTGACTGGACTTCTGAAAGCAGTCTTTCCACCCACAACCACACTGTAAAAGGTGACAATGGCAGCGGTGGCAACATTGACTTGAACACAGGGTCAAAGAACCTTGCACATACTCACAAAATTACAGGAAAAAAGAAGATCATCATTCACAATGGCTTGGCGGTTGGTGATGAAGTTATCCTGATAAGACAGCAAGAAGGTCAACGCTTCATTGTTGTGGATAGGATAGGCAAATGATTCCTTCAACAGTTGGTTTTCTTGACCAAGATTTTGAAATTGAAACACAGCCAAGCCTAACTTATAAAATGGATTTAGACGGTGATTCAGTCAGGGG